GCAGAACGAGCACCGGAACGGGCAACCGCGGGAGGCCATCACGCCCATGTACTTCATCGAGTGCCGCTTGTGGTACTCGTCGATTCCGAACCCTTCGTAGTCGGGCCACGGAATCTCTGACAGCGGCAGCGGATCGGCATGGAAGATACCCTTGCCGGAGAGTGCATCGGCCAACGCACCCTCACCTTCTCCGACCACCACGGAATCGAAGTATCGCGCCATCTCTTCGGGCCGGAACGTGGCGAGTGCGCCGCCAAGTACAGTCTTCACGCCATGCGACCGAGCCTGCTCGGACATGGCCCTGTTGAACTCCGCGAATTCCTCTCCGCCGGTGAACAGAACGGCATCGTAATCCTTGAACGCGATGCCCTTGAATTCGTACAGATTCAGGTTGAAGAAACCCACCTCATGCCCCAACTTCTTCGCCATCGCGGAGACGTAGAGGACGCCAAGGGGCGTAAAACATGGATCGTGAATGCTCACGCCATACTTCGGCAGGATGAGGGCGAGTTTCACCGCTTCCTCCTACGGAAACAGGGGATGAAGGAATCTTCAGCGACGGGCGTCCCGCCCGCAAGCGACGGAGCGATCCCGTTAAGGGACAGGTTTCCAACGGGCGGTTCCACACTTCGATGGTCTGAAGCTGATACCGAAGGGGCAACCCCTACTGCGTCAAGATTGCCAACGAGCGGTGACACCCCAAGGCCAGCGATTGGCCCAATCCCACTGATAGCAAACGATCCCGTAGAAGGCGTGATCGTGATGACTTGACCAGGCTGATACCCGACGAGCGATACTGTCCCCGCCGAAGGAATAACCGCCCGATCGTTACGAGGCGCAACACCGGCGGCAGATATAGCACCACTCGGCGGAGCGATAATCGTCGCCGCAACGAGAAGCGGCGCAATACCGGTAAACTTCATTCAACAGACTCCGTTATGCCATCGTGAACACGCCCGTCGCCGCCGGAAGGATCGTCAGCGTATTCGGTGAGGAAATCGAGAACGCCGCCGTGGACAGAGTACAGAAGCAGAGCACCTTCCCGGCGCCGGCCCCCGTGCTGTTCCGAATCACGGCGTACTTGATGTTGTTCAGCGCCGACCCCGACGCGGTGAACACCAACCCCGCCGTCGTGAACGAGAACTTCATCTGCTTCGTCGACGCGCCGACGGTCCACTTGATCGCCGGGATGCTGCGTCCGTTGGCCGCGTACCCGCCCCGAGCCGAAATCTCCCCACCGACAGACGCCCACGTGGAGATCCCTGTGTTCGTGTACTTGAGCACTCCGGCTGAAGCCGAAGCACGGCACAGCATCATACGGAAAATTCCGTCCAGGTGGATCGGCGTGTTCGTTGTGTTGAGATTCCTCTTTGCCCTTGTGAATATTTTCCAGCTCCCAGCCGCCATGTCATTCCTCCGTTTCGGGCGCTATCTGCGCCCCTGTGTTGATGATATGAGCCAAAAGTCCATCGCCGTATACGATCATATCGAACGTATCTCCGAGTTTTTCAACCAGAGTGATGAATTCTTTTCCCTGTGACGCCATCCAAGGGTGACAGTAGAACACCCGTCCTCCCGTCACCATGATTGGAACGATGGCGCGGTCGTCGTTTTCCGGCTGCGAAAAGGCGTGGTGCTGTCCATCGGAAAGGCACGAATCGCACCCGTAAAGATGGAACTTGCGGAACCCGAGCATCCGAAGCAACGGAATCGCCCGAAGAAGTACCGTGCTTCCTCCCGGCACCGGCCAATAGACGGAGTAAATATCCTTTATAACGCCGTCCGTCAGGTCGCCCATGACATGCCAGAGGTATGTCTGCTCCCTCGGCAATCCCTCGATCACAGAAGGATGACATTGAGACGCGAGAAGGTACTTACACTCCGGGAGGATCGGCTTCGTGAACCTCGCGTTGAACTCCCGGGCATCAACAACGATTGTTGCCGAAGGGATGATTCCGCGCTCCAGGCACCAGTTATACGCGCCGTTGAGTGTAACGAGTTTCACACCGTTTTTTCGCTTATCCCGGATATCGTCCTCGAAGTCCTTGAGGGACGGGCCTCCACCAACGATCATAACTTCGATTTCCTGCTGTGGGTGCGGTTCGACTTGTTGCCAGCCCTGCGCGACGTTGTGCCGGATGTTTTCCCGGATCTGTTCTTCTGTGGCGTTGATCTCCCCGTTGTCAACAAGGACTTGAGCGTTCTCCCAAACCGTGACGTAGAAGCAGGAGTACCCTCGGGATAGTTCTTCTGACCAATGGATGACGCAATGCCGTTCCCGGAATCGTTCCATCCACCATTCGTAGGGCTGCACGGTCAGGTGGAGTTTTTCCCCGATCAGGTCGCCGCGAATATCGTCCTGCGTCGAGATTGAGAAGAAGCAATGCTTCGCCGCCCGAAGGATATTGTCGAGCACCAATCCAGCCTTCGCCAGCGGGATGTGCTCCATCACGTCGGTGCAGAATCCGTACTCAGCGATGACCGGAGAGGGATTTTCCAGGTCGTGCTTCTTGAAGGCGAAGTTTTCCGATATGCGTTCCCTCACGGCATCGTCGAGACAGTTCCTTGCGAAATCCAACATGGTGACTTTCAAACCCACGTCGTGCAGGGCAACCGCACCTCGCCCCGTTCCGCATCCGAAGTCTATGACGTGGGAACCATGCCTGGGCCTCGCCTGTTGCAGAAAAACGGTGGCAAATACTTCACCGGGGGCCACGTCCCGGTACTCGGGCATCGCCCATAGCCTTCCGTATTTTATCGCTTCCGGATTCCCCGCACCCACCGCCGTCTGTGGGGGATACCCCACCATTGTGCTTTCTACCGTGTTCAAACATCCACCTCCGTCGGGACGAAGATGCCGCGATCGTTTCTGGAAGCGATGCCGGTCAGCACGGCAGACCCGATCGTGGGGGTGATAGCACTCCCGCCCGCCGCCACGTACTCATCCGCGCCGATGTTTCCGCTTTCCCCGTTGGCCCACGCCCATTCGATCGACTGCGCTGGTCGTGCCTGCGGGAGAATTGATTCTCCGTTAGCGAATTTTGCTTCGGCGGACATTTACGCGCTCACCAGCATATTGTCGGAACGGTACTTCCTCATTGATATCCGGCTTGAATCCCGCTTGCAGGTTCTACAATATCTGCTTGTTCCATTTCGAAAGTAATGCGTATTCTCCAATGTAAACTCATGGCCTTTATCACAATGCGTTTTTATATGGTTTATTGCCTGAAGGGAATCGCTGTTTTCCAGTACATTTTGACGCTGTGTCACCACTCTTAAATGGAACGTATTAACACACGCCCTGTTTTTGCAGATATGATCTAACTTCATCCCTTCCGGTATTGTGCCATTGGTCTGTTCCCAAATCCACCTATGAGATAAGTAGTTCTTTAACCTATCTCCGCAACGGGCTTTGAATTGCCCATATCCTCCCTTAAACTTAGACGCTGACCATACGATGCAATCATTGGTATCGGTTATATCAATCTTATTGAGGAACCGCCCCATGTCTTTTGTCATGACGATACCAACATTGCGTCACAATATATTTTCCTGCTGGCCTCGTACTTCTTCAAGAACGCACGATACCGAACATGCCCCACAACCGCCGGTGTGAACCCAGGAATGGTGAACTGTATCCAATTTGACGCATGGTTGAGGACGGCGGTTGATTTCACGATGGTCGTGGCGAACGTGGTTCCGTTACTGATGTACTCCGCCTCGATGTACAGTTCGGTTGCCGTTGGATAAACAGACCACGCAGCGTCTGCCCTGATGTAGACGGATTTATTCTGTGCTGAAGCCGCCACCGAAAGTTCCGTCCACTCGAATATCTGTATGGGCGCGATGACGGCGCAATTGGACAGCGGTACAACTTCCAAGGAGGAAACCGCCCCGCCCGCCCTCACCGTGGCAGTGTTCTTGATGACATCGCCCGTCGGCAGATAGGCATAGGACGCGCCAAGGACTTTATTATAATCCTCGCAGAAGACGCCATGCTTCCCCTGCGAGCCAATACCGGAGGTGTTTCTGTTGTAGAAAACGGGTGGATTGGGCAAACTCGCAGACCCGAGGACGCGAACGGATAAGGGATTGGTATCCGACACCCCAAATCGAAATGTATAGTTGCATCCGCTGATCGTCCCGCTGAGCGTGTAGCCGGTGCCGTAGTAGATGCCGTAGTTGCATCCGCTGATCGTCCCGCTGAGCGTGTGGCCGGTGCCGTAGTTGATGCCGTAGCTGCATCCGCTGATCGTCCCGCTGAGCGTGTGGCCGGTGCCGGAGTTGATGCCGTAGTTGCATCCGCTGATCGTCCCGCTGAGCGTGTGGCCGGTGCCGGAGTTGATGCCGAAGCTGCATCCGCTAACCGTCCCGCTGAGCGTGTGGCCGGTGCCGTCGATGACGCCGGAGTTGCATCCGCTGATCGTCCCGCTGAGCGTGTGGCCGGTGCCGGAGTAGACGCCGTAGTTGCATCCGCTGATCGTCCCGCTGAGCGTGTGCCCGGTGCCGTAGATGACGCCGTAGCTGCATCCGCTGATCGTCCCGCTGAGCGTGTGCCCGGTGCCGTAGATGACGCCGTAGCCATAGAACGTCGTGCCGGTGCCAGCCGTGCTGCGTATCTCGCACTGGAATACACCACCGGAAGTCGTAGCGGAACCATAATCAACGATGCTCACGCTACTCGTACACGCCGACCGGATCGACACGTTCCGGGACACCAAGAAGATTCTCGCGCCCGGATACTGCGTTGAATCCAAGGCCGCCGATAGCGTGATCGCACCGGACGCGATGGTGCTCATAGTCAATCGCTGCTGATCATAGTTCGCAGTGGCTGTACTGTTGACCATCACCACCGCGTTATGACCCGCCGTCGTCACCCATCCGGTCTCGACGGTCACGTCCTCGAACACATTCACTGGATTCGCACCGAAAGCCGCGCCGGTGTAGACCTCTATCGTCCCGGTACCGTCTGAAGTCAGATCAATCGCCGTGCCGCCGGACACCGCCGCCAGTTGGAACGTGTTCGTCGCTGTGTTGACGACGTGGTAGACGTAATCCGCTACAAGCCCGGAGGGGATCGTACCGGAGGACATAATCATCACCGGCGTTCCGTTCGCCAATCCGTGGGAAGCCTTCGTCAGTGTATCCGCCGCCGCCGACCCCGTGACTGTGTGGCGGACACCGTACGTCCGCAGATACTTGTTCGTCATGGAGTTGTAGCAGTACAGGGCGATGTCGAGATATTGAGCGTTTATATTCGACGTTGCCCCAAGGTCGATAATGGCCTTACCCGCGAACGCCAGCGCACCCGTGTTGCCCCATATGCCGTCGCTATTTGCGAGCAGCCGACCCTTCGCCGCACCGGAAGTGCCGACGAGGTTGTACGCGGTGCGAATCTTGAGATGCCCGGAAGTGCCGTCCTTGAAATACAACATCCCTGGCGTGGTCGCGTGGCCCTGAATCGTGACGGAAAGCATTCCCGTCATCGCGGACTGATCCTCGTCCATGAGGATGGAATGGCTTGCCGCTATGACAACAGAATCCCCATCGGCGGGCTTTACGCCGCCAACCCACGTCGCCCCTGTGGCCCACGCACCGGAAGCATTAGAGGTAATGATCGCCATCTATTTCATCACCTTCCCGGATTTCAGGTCGGCAACCTGTTTCGTAAGCGCGGCCTTCTCCGCTTCCAGAACTGCCACCTTCGCCGTCAACAAATCCTCCTTCGTCGGCTCGGGAGGCTTCGCGGCTTCGGCAGCTTCCATGGCGATACGGGATTCAAGAGATGCCTTCCGGGCGAGAATGGCAGCGATAATGGCTCTGTATGCTATGAAAGGCACAGCTTTAGGAGGTTCCGCCTTGAACGTCATCACCTCGTTGTGGATCACGCCGGTAGTATCCTCTACAAAATCAACCCTGACCTCATAACCCCACGGGCGTTCTGTGTGTCCCCACACTGATTTAAGTGTAAGCGCCATCCTACTCCCCCACCTGATTCATGGCCGCCGAGGGCGGACAATAAAACACGGATGACGTCACGCGAACTTCTGCTTCAGCGCGTCGATCTCGGCTTGCAAGGAAGTAAGGATGGCCCGTTTCGCATCTTCCTCTTCGGCCAGTTTCGCCATCGCGCCTTCGTGGCTCCGCTTCGCTTCGGAGAGTTCCTTCCTCATCGCCACGATCACCTCGTCGTTTTTATTTTTCTCATCCTCCCTTGCGGCAGAGAAGGAAAGCAGGTCCGCGTCCAGCGATGCCTTTGCCTTCTTCCTTGCATCATCCAACCGATCCATTTCCGCATCGGAAGCCGCCCGTGCTTTAGCGAGATCCGCGTCAAGCCGGTTGATCTTGTCGCCGAACTCGGCCTGCTCGGCAGAGAGTTTGGCGGGCAACTTTGCCAGTTGCGCTTGCAGGGATTTCGTCTTTGCCTCAAGGTCGGATTGCGTTCCTTGTATCGCCGCCTGCGCCTGGATCAATTTCTCGATGTCCTCGAACACCTTGAAGGCGTTCTTCATCTTCTTGGCAAGGCTCAACGCCTCGTTCAGTTCATCGTTCGTCATTTCGCACCTCCGACAAATAAGAGATACACATCAATCCCCGTCGTGCCATCCCCCGCCGAAATCCTCGGGCGGATGCTTAGGACATTTTCAAGAATCGCCTCGATCTTCTCCGCGGTGAACGAAAGTACATTCCCCTGCGGATCGTTCAGGGTCGCATATGTGGCCGGCGAGAGTTCGTTCGACCCCTCGATGATACATGTACCGCCTGATCCGAACGTGCCCTTTACATGTACGCTCCTGTCGTTGTGCGCTGGCTGCTGGAACGGGCGCCCCGTGTCGCCGTTGGCGAGCGCCGGCCACTTGACGAGCGACCCTCCCTGAAACCCCGTTGCGATCAACTGATAATCCACGATAGCCATTCGTTGCCTCCTTTATTTTCCTGCCGAAGTTAACACCATCAACCAGCGGAATCTTTTCATCGTAGTCTCCTTTAAGGCTTTGAAGTTCCAAGATCAGATATGACCAACGTGCCTGTGTTGTTGATAGTCAAACGCCAATAATGCGGTGTCCCCTGAGTGTCTTTTAGTACAAGCCCTTTCGTCGCAAGGTCGATAATTATATCGTCCGTTGTGTCAATCCCTTTCGTCCCACGGCTTGAGGCATTCAGCCCCGCGTACCCGCTTGCCGCGTCCTTTTCCAATTCCTTCTGGTACTGCGGGTGATCGTCGTCGGCAAGCCCGGATAATGCGCCGTGGTCCCCGGCGTGGGCATGATCCCTGCGTGCCGCGTAGACGCTCGTTCCATCGGCGGCGGTTCCGATGGGGGCCGGGTCGCCTTCCGCATCGCTGAATTTTGTAGGTTGCGGGTCGGCCAACTCCCCCGACAGCCCTGCCAGAGATATCTCGTCCGCGCCGCCGTTCTGGTGCCGTGCCTTATGGTTGTTGAACGTGGTGGTAGACACATAGGTCGTCGGCGTTATAGCCGAAGCGTAATCCCATACGGGTCCGTTCCGGCGGTAATAGCCAGCCCCGGAACCGGGGTTCCAATCAGTACCGTCTGCATAGGCAAGAAGTCCTTCCTGTGGATTTGACGGTTCAATCTTGCCAAAGAGTGTATTCCCTGGATCGAGATACTTCGCGATGGCTTCGTAATAGTCACTTAGTCGTTGGAACCATTCCAACCACGCCGGGGAATTGACGGCGCTGTTCATGTCCCCCATACGAAGCGGCACATTGACGGGTGCCGGGATTCTCATTACAGGCCCGCCTTTATGTACGCGCCGGTTATCGTGCGCTTTACGGCATCGGATATCGATAGCCGGAACACCCTGGCGCGAGAGCGGCCGAGGCGCCGCCAGACCAACCGCTTGGTGTACTCTCCCCCCTGGCCCATGGACATCACGCGATCGCTTGACCAGTTCCTCCCACCATCGTCCGACCACGAGAGAATCGCCTGTGGATCCGCCACGACACTCCCGCCGACCGCTGTTTCCATATCGACTTGGAGTTCGTGGAAAAAGACGGTTTTCAGTCCGCTTTCGTCGTGCATGTACTGTGTCGTGCGCGACGATATAAGATCCACGCCAGCATCGTCATAGTAGGCCGAAGAAACGTGATAAACCTTGCCATTCGCCCGGTAATCCCCTACTAGGTGCTTGTTATCGAAATAGGCGTAGGAGTTCCCGACGTGCCGATTCACAGTGTAGGGGTCGCCCGAGATATACAGCGATCGCTCGTGCCATTGCTGCGTGGTCACATCGTACACGATGGTCCAGTTCCCCGTGGGGAAGGCCAGTACGTAGAACGTATGCCCTTCGTCCGTATAGCAGTACCCGAAGGCATCCGTGATGGTCGAGAGTTGCTGGATCTGATAGTTGATCGCCGTGTTCGATATGATCTTCGGAGTCGTCCCGTCGATCTTCATCACTCCAGCGAAGGTCCCGACCCCGTTCACCCGCATGTTCCCGAGCAGGAAGAGTCCGCCATCCCCACGAGCTACCGACCACGGGGCCGATGTACCCAAGTCCAACACGGTCCCCGGAATGCGGCTAAAGGGAGATCCTTGGGAGGTAGGCGTTCCGGCGTTGTACCAGACCTCGCTCGTATCCTGCTTGATGAACCACAACTGCTGGTGAACCGCCAGGACCGCCTGAATACCTTCGGGAGAGGCAAGGATGGATGCCTTCGCAAGCGCATTCCATGTCGTCCCGTCGTACAGGTTGCTCACGGCGTAGGCCATGCGCCCGGATCCGAACGTAATAAAATACCCGTCTAAATATTCCACCATCACGGGGTTTGCGGGGAATCCTGCGCTCGATATTGTCGAGAATACCGCCGTAGAGACGTTGTAGATGTACCCGTTCGTCCCGTCCACGATGATTAGTTGGTTCCCGCCGATCCCAGACACGGCCAGGCCGTTGTTCTGCATGGAGACGCGCCCAGTAGAGGTGTTCAGCGTCCCGCGGCTGGTCGCCACGCCGGCAGTCGTTACCGAGTAGAGCGTGTTCCCGGAAACCACGAAAAGAAGACTATTAAAGATGTGCTTCCCGCGGATAACACCGCTACCGACCGTCGCCCACAAGGACGTACCGGGCGTTCCAATCAGCGTCTCGGGTGCCTTCGAACCGTTCGGGTTATTCTCTACGTAGAAGTTCACCGATCTTTCAAGATTAATATTCGGCGACCGGGCTACGTAGGTAGGTCCGGCAAAGGAGATTCGCGGCATCTTATTGGTCGCTGTAAATATTGTAGCCGCCGCGAATTCCAGGAATATTTATGGCGGCTATCGGTTGTACGGCGTTCATCCGCTCGATCACGGACAGGGAATCAGCCGCCAGCCTGAGAGTATCTTGCGGGATTGGCGAGCCGTGTTCGTGATACTTCCGGTACAGTCTAATCGCGAGATTGTAGGCCAAAGCCTCATAATACGGTGCCTCGAAAGTAACCGCGGCCCCCACGGAGGATATGCTTGTTAAGAGTTTCTGATTCTCCAGAAATAACGTGTACACCTTGTTCGGAATCGGGAACACCATGATCGTCCCGAGCCAAGCGGACTGTTGCGTCAGGCCAGTCTCGTGACAGATTGCTTCGGGCCTGCCGGTGGCGTACATCTTGTTCCCGTACCCGTTGTATATTTCCGTGGGGACGATATCGACCGGGAAGTCTATATTGCTGGATGGATCGCGAACGAAGGCACTCTTTATAAGCAGCGGCTTTACGGTTGCGAAATCCCCTGTCGCCCCGATGGTGTAGGTTCTCGTCCCGGCGACCAGCGGGAAGTTTTCCGATACCGTCCCGCGCACGCGAAGATTGTCGGCAGACCACGCGCCGAGCATGAGGTTCAGATTCTTGAGCGCCAGTTGGGTATCGGACCCGGAAGGCGTTTCGTCCGCAGCGATAGCGCCTATCTCTTGTAGGGCCGTCTTAATGATGTCCAGCACCGTGACGGTCGTGGTGGAAGAAACCACGCTCGGAGAACCAGTGGCGATGAACGTGTTCCAGACGTTGTAAAGATAAACGTTGGCGTAGCCCGTAGCGGTGATTATAAGGTCGAAGAAATACGGGAACGTGTAGACCGAATCGTCTACGTAAAACGTGGCCGTGCCGTTAGCCGCCGCGGTAACGCTATTTACAGCAGCCCCGCCGGTCGCCGCTGCGTACACCGAAGCCGGGGTCGAAGTGCCGGGGAGGTATACGGAAACCAGCGAACCAGGGAGGCATGTGCCAAAGATGGGGTATCTAATGGTGTCCTCCTATCTCTTCAACGTGAAGCCGGTAACCCACAGATCGACGG